AGCCTGTCGTGATGTCACGAAAAAACAAGCGGCATTACTTCGAGGACGACATGCCCCAACACCATGTCGCGGCCGACGGAACCCATACCACGCGCACCGTGAGGACACTCACCTTCATGCCGGATCGACTGAAGGACAATCCGTTCTTCGAGGTCGAAGGCTTCCCGCGGTTCGTCAAACCGATCGCGCACGGCCGCAAGCCGCAAACCGCGGAAGAATACCGGTCCTGGGCGCAAGCCTGGTTCGCGGCGGCGGGGACCGATGGAAGCGACGAGCAAACCCCGCGGGAAATGGTCTATCGCTGGGACGTCGAGAAATCGATGCGCGAGCTGATCGGCGTCGGCGAGGAGGATATTGCGATGCTGCGGCCGTTCTTCGACATGAAGGTCGAGCAGATGAACAGCAACCTCGGCATCAAGCACGCCAGCAATGACGGCGGGGATATGTAATGGCTCCCTACGCCGGCCAGTACCGCACAGTCAACGACCTGATTGACGAGGCGCTGGCAAAATTGGGCGTGAAATCGGCCGGCCAGCCTACCGATCCGGAAGACTACAACTACGTGTTTTCAGCCTACGATGCCATCCTGCGCAAACTGGCCGGCCTGGAGATCATCACGCTGTCGAGCTACGACACGAGTTCCGTTCCCGGCGCGTGGTTCCTCGATCTCGCCTCCATCATCGCCGGCGAGGTATGTCAGAAGTTCAGCTACACCGGGCAGGACCGCACCGACATGATGAATGCGGGGCTCGGCGACGGCGTGACGGTCGAGATCGGCGGCGGCGCCGCCGCCAAGTCGCTCAAGCAGATCACGCGGTTGAAGCCGACCTTAGAACCGTTGAAGGCCGATTACTTCATCTGGGCGGCACTTTTTATTGCAGCATCGGGAATGATTTCATGAATCTAACCCATGAGAGGCTTCTACGGGTTCTCTTCTACGATCCAGAGAGCGGTATTTTCTCGTGGAATACTAAAACAGTCACACGCGGACGCCCCAGTAAGCTTTTCGGTGTGAGAGCCGGAACCATTTCGGGCGCTGGAAAGACCCGCACAAAATCTTACCGAATGATCGGCGTAGACGGCACAAAATATCAGGAGCACCGATTGGCTTGGTTCTATATGACAGGCGAATGGCCGGCCTCTCTTGTCGATCACAAAGATCTCGATGGCCTCAATAATAAGTGGCTAAATCTCCGTGAAGCTACGCACAGCACGAATAAGGCAAATCGCGCGGCGCCTGCAAACAATACAACAGGCTTCAAGGGCGTCAGTTTCAACAAAGCCCAAGGGCTCTATCAGGCGAGTATTTGCCGCCAATACAAGCAGATGCATCTCGGATTTTTCGATACCGCAGAGCTTGCAGCTGCGGCCTATGAAAAGGCTGCGCGCGAGCTATTCGGTGAGTTTGCACGAGCATCCTGATGCCTAACACTCCCTACATCCCAATTCCATGGCCGTTGAGCTCGTTTCCTGGCTCAAACCTGCATCCCGGCGACAACACGCAGGAATCGGCCGGGAGGATCGTCAATCGATACGCAGAAGCCCTGGGCGAGGCGCAGCACCCTACCGGACCATCGGCCCAGGTCTGGCGACGATCGCCTGGGCTGACACGCCACGCCGTCACGTCCCAGACCGGTTACCGCGGTGGTCTGATCGTCAACAATCTGTCCTATGAGGTGTGGAACAACAACCTATCGACGGTCGACGCCGGCGGCGGCGTGACCTCGCTCGGCAGCATACCGGGGACGGCTCCTATCAGCATCGCGCGCGATCTGGCCGTCACCGTCGATGTCGTGATCGTTAGTCCGGGAGATGGGGCGTTCACGTCGACCGGTGGGGCGGCGCCCGTCTCCTACAACGGCGGCGGCGTGCTGCCGCAGCCTAACAGCGTGGCGTTCCAGGATGGCGTCTTTCACTTCACGATCGCGGACGGCCGGGTGTTCGCCTCCGGGATCAATGCACTGACGCAGAACGCGCTCACGTTCGTCAAACTGCAGTCGAAGTCAGATGTCGTCCTGCTCCGCGGCATTGCCTTCAACGGCATGATGTACTTTTTCACCACGGGCGGCTGCGAGGTCTGGCAGGACACGGCAGCCCCGACACCAGCCTATCCCTATACAAAATTCATGACGCTGGCCTATGGGCTGGTGCAGCAGAGCGCAATCGCGGGATGGGAAACCGGTTTCGACGATCTGATCTGGGTGGCGCAGGATTTCAACGTCTATCGCCTGCCGTACAACACGCTGCAACCGGGACCGGCGATCTCGCCGCCCGCGCTCAACACGCTGATCGAGTTCGCGGTCAAGGCCGGCGACACGATCAAGGCCGGCGTCCATATCTCGGCGGGTCGTAAATTCTGGACGCTCACCTCCTCGACATGGACCTGGCAGTTCAACCTCTCGACGCAGAAGTGGAACGAGCGGCAGAGCCTCAATGCCTTGACCGGGCTCTATGGCCCGTGGCGCGGCGTCGGCGGCCACAACGCCTTCGGCAAATGGCTGATGGGAGACACGCAATCAGGAAACCTGCTGTTTACCGATAGTCAGAACTTCACCGAGGATGGGGCACCGCTGCGCTCGCGGATCGAGAGCGGGCCAGTGAGCGCATTCCCCGGCCAGACCAGGATCGCGCGCGCGGATTTCAATTTCGTGTTTGGGGTGGGCGAAAACGTCGCCAACTTCATCACCAACGTGGTCGGGACGGCGGCCTCGCCTTCGCATCTGATCCGGCTGGAGGTCATCTCGACAGCGGGGATGACAAACAACGATCAGGTCAATGTCGCCGGCGTCCATGGCACGACCGAAGCCAATGGAACGTGGGTGGCAACCATCGTCGATCCGACGCACATCGATCTGCAGGGCTCGCTGTGGGCCAATGCCTGGACCTTTGGCGGCACGGTTACCGATGTCACGGCGCCGCATAACATGGTCGCCCCGGTGTGCGCCATATCGTGCTCGAAGGACGGCGGCATCACCTGGGATTACCCCGCAATCCGCCAGATCGGGACGCAGCAACACGTCAAAGGCGTGCGCGCCTCGGTGAAATCGCGCGGCATGTCGGGGATACAAGGCGTGCGCTGGCGGGTCGATTGCAGCGATAGTGTCTATGATGGTTTTTTAGGTGGTACTATGAGTACAAATCCATTGGAGCCTCCCCCGTAATGCCAGTGCCTGCAGCCGAGTTGCCATCACAAGACGCGTTGCTCGCGTGCTTTGATTACGATCCAATTACCGGCGTTCTGCGCTGGCGTCGTCGTGACCCGATAAAACAAGGAATGAAGATCGCCAACGGCAAATGCGCCGGGAAGGCAGCCGGATACGTGCGCGAAGGCAAATATATTGCCGTCATGCTGGATGATGTCACCTATTACGCACATCGCATCATCTGGAAGATGGTTACCGGAAACGATCCGCCGGATTGGATAGATCACGAGGACGGCGACGGAACCAACAATAGATGGCTCAATATGAGAGCGGCTACCCACGCTCAGAATATGTGGAACACTTCTATTTTCAGGAACAACACAAGCGGCTATCGCGGCGTTTCGTTCATTAAGTCCCATGGCAAATTTAGAGCAGCAATCGGCATTGGTGGAAAGAAAAAGCATATCGGCTACTTCAATACGGCGGCTGAAGCGCATCTTGCTGTGGCTGAAGCGATCTTTAAGACCCGCGGCGATTTCGCGAGGGTCGCATGACAGCAGGAGCAAAGCCACTCGGCCCGGCCGGAATGCCGGTCGTGCATACGGATGGTGTCCCGACCACCGAGTTCGGCGCCTGGCTCGATTACGTCAATCGCTTCATCGCGGCACCGGGGCCGCTCGTGAGCGCGGCCAATGACGCCGCCGCCGCCGCCGCCGGGGTGCCGGTGGGTGGAATCTACAGAATCGGCAACGCCGTGCAGGTACGGCTAGTATAGGAGTACGTGTCATCGGCCTCTTCGACTACTTTAGCGGGCAAGACGCGCAGAACGCTGCGGATGCGCAGAAGGCCGGCATTCAGCAGGGCTACGCCAATCTAACTCCGTTTTTCAGCCAGGGCCGCGATGCGCTCACGGGTGCGCTCGGCACCGGCACTGGCGCGCTGAATACCGCGCTCGGCAACGCGACGAATGCCTATGGTTCAGGCCTGACCGGCGCGACCGGCGCCTATGGACAGGCGCTCGGCGCCGGTACCGGCGCGCTGGGGGGAGCGCTCGCCGGATCAGTGGGAGCATACCAGCCCAACCTACAGACTGGTCAGGCCGGGCAGAACGCCTATGCCAATGCGCTCGGCGTCAATGGTCCGGCCGGCAACGCTCAAGCCGTGCAGAATTTCCAAGCCGGCCCCGGCTATCAATTTCAAATGGACCAGATGATGCAAAACCTGCTGCGCAATCAGCAGGCGACGGGACAGGCCAATTCGGGTGCGACGAATGTCGACACCTTGCAACAGGCTTCCGGCATCGCCAATCAGGGCTGGCAGCAATATCTGCAAAACCTGCAGCCGTTCATCGGTTCTTCGAATGCGGCGGCGCAAGGAACTGCCGGCGCCTACCAGAATTACGGCAACCAGGTCAGCGGTCTCAACCAGAACATCGCCTCCGGCATTGGCGGCGCGAACCTCAACACGGCCTCGGGCCTCGCCGGCAGCAACGTCAATGTCGGACAGCTCCTCGCCGCCCTCAATCAGGGCACCGGCAGTCAACTGAACCAGAGCCTGCAGGGCCAGGGCAATGCGGCCTACGGCGCCGCCACGGGAATCGGCAACGCCCAGGCCAATGCGGATCTCGCTCAATACACCGCGTCCGGCAACTTGTGGAATACGCTCCTCGGCGGCGCCAATGCCGCCGCCAAAATTGCTGCGGCGTAAAGGGCTGATCAATGGCCGGTCCCCAAGACTATCTGACGGTGAAAGGACCGGAAGGCGCCAGCTATTCGCTGCCGAAGTTCGATCTCGGCTCGCAGATCGCGTCCATCCCGACGTCATACCAGGAGGGCCAGCAGTACGGCGTCAAGCGCGCCCTGCAGACGGCGTTCAAGGACGGGTTTCCTACCGATCAGCAGGGAAATCCCGATTACAATGCAATGGCAACCCGCTTGCTGGCGATCGGCGGCCCTGAAGCCGCGCAGCCATATTTCCAAATGGGCTTGCAGCAGGGCAATGCAGCCGGCAATCAGGCAGTTCTCGGCGGCCAGCCAGCGCCGCAAGGTGGCCAAGGCAATCCGCCGCAGACATTCACGCCGATGGCGCCGAATGCAGCGACCGGCCCCAGCGGCATCACGGGCGAGCATCTGAGCACGGGCGGCGGCTCGATCTTCCCGTACAAGCCGGGAACGTCGCCGCCGCAGATCATGAGCGGCGGCCCGCAAGGTGGCGCCGGCCTTGGCGGCCAGCCAGCGCCGTTTGCCGGCAATCGCGAT